ATTAATCAGTTACGTCAGTCGTTTCAGATTCAGAAGTTGCTTGAGCGCGATGCGCGAGGTGGTACACGTTATACAGAATTGTTACGTGCTCATTTTGGTGTAACTCCACAAGATTATCGTTTACAACGTCCTGAGTATATTGGTGGAGGTTCTACATATGTTAACGTTAACCCTATTGCCCAGACGTCTGCTACTTCTATTTCTGGTGGTGCTACTCCGCTTGGTAACTTGGCTGCAATGGGTACTGCGTTGGCTAGTGGACACGGTTTTACGTATCATGCTCAAGAACATGGATACATAATTGGATTGGTAAACGTTCGTGCTGATTTAACTTATCAGCAAGGTTTGCCTAAGATGTGGTCTCGTGAGACACGTTATGATTTTTATTTCCCTGTTTTTGCTCATTTAGGAGAGCAAGCTATTTTGAACAAGGAAATTTATGTTACTGGTACTTCAACTGATGATGATGTATTTGGATACCAGGAACGTTGGGCAGAGTACCGTTACAAACCTTCTCAGATTACAGGTTTGTTTAAGTCGACTTCAGCTGGTACGATTGATCCTTGGCATTATGCTCAGAAGTTTACTTCGCTACCTACGTTGAATTCAACGTTTATTCAGGAGACTCCTCCTATTGACCGTACTACCGCAGTTGGTGCTGGTGCTAACGGTCAGCAGTTTTTAATGGACGCGTTTTTTGATTGTAAGATGGCTAGACCTATGCCTATGTACAGTGTTCCTGGTCTAATTGATCATTTTTAATGTTTTTTTACCTGGACTGCTCCGTAAGGAGTAGTCAGGAAACAACCGAAGGGCGTTAGTATGTTTGGTGATATTTTAAGTTCTGCAGTAAGTATTTGGAATGCTGACAAGAATCGTGATGCGGCTTATGATTCGCAATCACGTTCTCAAGCTTTCAATGCTGAACAGTCAGCGACTCAGTATCAGCGTGCTGTTCAGGATTTGAATGCTGCCGGTCTTTCTCCTATGTTGGCTTATTCAAGAGGTGGTAATTCTGCTGCTAGCAGTTCACCTGTAAGTCCAAGTCCTTCAATTGAAGCCCCTAAGTTTGGTGAAACTTCTAATCGTATGTCTCAGAACGATTTGATTAAGTCTCAAACTGAAGTTGCTAAGTCTCAAGAGCAGGTTAATATTGCTTCTGCAAGGAAAACGGCTGCTGAAGCTGATTTAGCTGCTCAGAAGGTTTTACAAGAACCTGCTCGTTTTTATTTGGAACAGGCAGCTCTTGGTTCTCAGATTAACTCTACTACTGCTTCCGCCAATCAACAAGAAGCTTTAGAATTATTAACGCGTCAGGGTAAAGCTCCAGCTCCTGACACTAATATCGTTCGTAATATTAAAGATGCTGTTAATTTAGGCGGTAAAGGAGTTACTGATGCCAAGTCTGCTTTGGATAATTTTATTGGTCGTACTTATAAGTCTATAAGGGGTATTAAATGAGTAAATTTACTGTTTTTGTTCGTAATCCGTATAATTACGATATGGCTCTTGCTTCGGAAGAGTCTGGTCTTACTTGTAAAGACCCGAGTTTGGCTCAACAACACATGAAGGATGAGTGTGATATTAACGTTTTGGTTGAGCGTTTTGGCGTAACTGGCAGTATGCCTGTAACGCCATTAGAGCCGTCTTACGGCGATTTTAGCGGTGTTGGTGATTATCATACCGCATTGAATAAGATTAAAGCCGCTGATGAGGCTTTTATGGCTTTGCCAGCTAAGATTAGGGCTAAATTTGATCATGACCCTAATGCTTTGTTAAATTATTTACAGAATGAAGAGAATCGCGATGAGGCGATTCAGATTGGTCTTATTGATGGCAAACCTGTGGTTGAACCCATCGTTTCTGCAGTAGAAACACCTAAGGAATCGACGTAAGTCGGTTCCAGCACAGTTACTCTACTTGATGTAACTGTGCTAGGTGACACCAAAACCACATTTATTAACTACGGAGTGCAATGTTATGAGCCTTTATAGAAAACCAATGAGCAAGCATGGCGCAGCTAAGAAGTTTCGTCGTGGCGTAAGCAAGACCAAGAGCATTAATATGCGTACTTCACCGCAACGCGGTGGTTTTAGACTGTAATTTATGGCGTGTTATAAGCCGTTAACGGCTTATCAATGCGCTGACAGGTCTATTATTTGGCGGGAAATACCAGGAGCGGATGTAGTCCGCACCTTGTCATTGCCTTGTGGTCAGTGTGTTGGTTGTCGCCTTGAACGCTCACGTCAGTGGGCTGTTCGTTGTATGCATGAGGCACAAATGCATGCTAGTAATTGTTTTATTACTTTGACTTACGCTCCCGAGTTTATTCGGGAAGCTAAGGATTTATCGCTGAATTATGAACATTTTCAGTTATTTATGAAGCGTTTACGTAAGCGTTTTACAGGTAAAACGATACGTTTTTATATGGCGGGTGAATATGGTGAATTACGTGATCGTCCTCATTTCCACGCTTGTATCTTTGGGTTTGATTTTGAAGATAAGAAGTTTCTCAAAAGAACGGAGACTGGGTCTATCTTATATACGTCAAAGATACTTGAAGAACTTTGGCCGTATGGCTATAGTTCTATTGGTGATGTCAATTTTGAATCTGCTGCTTATGTTGCTAGATACATTATGAAGAAGGTTAATGGTAAACCCCGTCTTAATGAAGACGGTTCTTTTACCGATCCTGAGCAGCATTATGAGTATTGTGATTTAGAGACTGGTGAGTTAATTAAACGAAATCCTGAGTTTAATAAAATGTCTCTTAAGCCTGGTATTGGTCAGGCTTGGTTTGATAAGTTCATGTCAGACGTTTATACGACTGACTCGGTTGTGGTGCGTGGCAAAAAGTGCCGTCCACCACGTTTTTATGATAATAAGTTTAAAGAATTGTTTCCAGAGCAGTTTGATGGTATACAATTTGCTCGTGAGCAAGAAGGTCGCTCACATTTTGAAGATAACACTTTAGAGCGTTTGGCTGTAAAGGAAAAAGTCGCTTTGGCTAAGTTATCGCTTTTAAAACGTAAGATTTAAAGGAGTTTTTATGAAATTAGTTATTGTTTCTATTAAAGATCGTGCTGCTGACGCTTTTGGACGTCCAGCTTATGTTGCTACTGAGGGTGTAGCTATTCGTCAGTTTAGTGATGAGGTTAATCGAGCAAGCGAAGATAACCAAATTTATGTACATCCTGACGATTTTGATTTATATTATCTAGGCACGTTTGATGATAATACTGGTGCTTTTGATTTATTGGCTTCTCCAAAACAAATTTGTTTGGGTAAGCAAGTTAAGATTCGTGAGACTGATTAAGTTTTTTTAAACCGTATCACTCGTAAGAGTGGTACGGAATTCTTCGGGAGATTGCTATGCATCGTAATAAGTCGGTAAGTTCTCATAGCTTTGCTATGGTTCCTAAAGCGGAAATTCCGCGTTCTAGTTTTGATACTCAATACGCACATAAAACTACGTTTGATGGCGGTTATTTAGTTCCTATTTATTGTGATGAAGTCCTTCCAGGCGATATGCACAATGTTAAAGCAACTATGTTTGCTCGTTTGGCTACGCCATTGTTTCCAGTGATGGATAATCTTCATTTGGATACATTTTTCTTTTTTGTACCTAACCGATTAGTTTGGACTAATTGGGTTAAGTTTATGGGTGAGCAAGCGAACCCTAGTGATTCTATTTCTTATGTCGTTCCGCAAATTACATCGCCAGCGGGCGGTTATGCGGTTGGTTCTATTTTTGACCATTTTGGTCTTCCTACTGCCGGTCAGATTACAGGCAGTAATACTGTTTCGCACAATGCATTGCCATTACGTGCGTACAATTTAATTTATAACGAGTGGTTTAGAGACGAGAATTTGCAAAATTCCGTTGTTGTTAATATTGGTGACAGTGGTGATGATGTAACAGATTATTCTATGTTACGTCGTGGTAAGCGTAAAGATTATTTTACCGGTGCCTTGCCTTGGCCACAGAAGGGTGATTCTGTTACTTTGCCATTAGGCACTCAGGCACCTATTTTGTCTGATGGTACTGTTCCTAAGTTTTTAGGTGTTACTTCTGGTGGTGGTGATTTAACTTATCGCACTATTAGCGGTTCCCCTACAATGGGTCCTGATGGTTCAGTTGGTTTTCCTTCAGCTAATGAAAAGTTAAAGTTTGGTTCTAATACTGGTTTATATGCTGATTTAAGTGATGCTACTGCTGCTACTATTAATCAGTTACGTCAGTCGTTTCAGATTCAGAAGTTGCTTGAGCGCGATGCGCGAGGTGGTACACGTTATACAGAATTGTTACGTGCTCATTTTGGTGTAACTCCACAAGATTATCGTTTACAAC